TGTCTGTGCGCGATGGCGTGCTTGAATACCTTGGCGCTGAGCTTGACCTTGAGCCGCTGGACAAGGTGTTTACTGTCTACCGCTCACCGGCCACCATCGCCAACGCCGCTTACGCCATGGCTGGCATCCCTCTCACTGATGAACACGTCAGTATGGAAGGCCCAGCGCTTGATTCAGGTAGCCGGGTTGAGTCTTCCGTAGTCATTGACCAGCTAGATGAGTCCACGCACTCACGCCTTGCTGTGCAGAACAAACTGGCCGTTAACGACACGCTCCAACTGCTATTGAAAGACAAGCGCCAACTGTCCCTTGGCTATGAGGCCGACTTGGTTCCCCATAGCCGTTGGGACTTTGAGCAAATAAACATCGTACCCCATCACCTTGCCGCTGTACCTGCTGGCCGTTGTGGCCCATTGTGCAGCTTCATTGACCGCAAACCTGATACACCCGTAAAACCCCAGGAGGGCGACACCATGAAGCCGAAGAAGTTAATCAAGGCGTTTACCGACGCTGAAGGTTCGGTGAGCCTGGAGCAGATCGTGGAGATTGCTACAGGCTTGCCCGAAGCTATCCGTAAAGTCCCAGTTGACCAGCTCGTAAAGCTTATGCCAGCGATGCAGGAAATTATGTCATACGCCACTGAGCAGGGCGCCATGCCTGCCGAACAGACTGAAATGGAGATGGAAGGCGAAGACATGGAGGGCGAAGAAAAGGAAATGATGGACGAGGAAAAAGAAGGCGATAAAGAAAACTTCGCTGACTCTTCCAAGTTCAAAGATGCCGTCGCCAGTGCCGTCAAAGGCGAAGTAAAGCGCTACGCCGAAGTGGTCAACAAGGCCCGCAACTTCGTGGATGCTGAGTACGACTTCGCAGGCAAGACCGCCAACGCCGTTATGCGTGACGCCCTGGCCACCCAGAGCACTGACAAGTTCGAAGATGCCGAGCTGTCCGTCGCGTTCAAGTTGCTGCGCAAGGCGAACACTGACTATTCGCAATTTGGTGACACCAAAGCCGATTCCGGTTTGATGTCTCGTATCTCTGACACTTTGGGGGAGAAATAACCCATGTCTTTTGCAAACACTGTACTCCAAGATAACCCGGATCTGGGCGCGGGCGAGTTCATCGCGGCCAGCCCTTACAACGTATCGGCTTTCGAGCTTTTCGAGGACGGTCTAGTTGAAGGCCGCTTCGTCAAATACCACACCGGCAGCATCGACAACATGGACGGCAGCGCATCACCAGTTGTCGCAGGCATTGCACGCCGCAAGATCACCGGCGAAATTGGCACCGGCATCTATAGCACCAGCGGGCAAGCGATCGACCAGGTAGCTGAGGTTATCAACTTTGGCTTTGCCACTGTTGCCGTAACCGACGCCGCTGACCCTGCCAAGTATGACGCTGTACAGTTCGTTAACGCGACCGGCGCAGACGCAGGCAAGGCCACCGACGCTACCGTTGCTTCCGGCATCGTGAGCGCGGGCGACGTAGTGTTTTGGGAACCCAAGGCCGCTGGCGTTTGGCTTGTTCGCATCAACAAGTTTTTGTAAGGGGATTGACAATGAAGACTGACATCAAGCGAGTAGAATCCCTATACGGGATCAAATCTTTCGACGCTGCCGCCGAGTACGCGAAGAAGAACTTCAAGGACGAAGGCGGCATCATTCTTGCTAGGAACTTGGAGCACGTAAGCGCCGAGATCTTTACCCAAGAATTTGCGGGCCTGACATTCCTGAATCAAGGCATCGCGGTTAACAACGAAGGCGGATATGCTACTAGCATTCGCAAACTAAAGCTGCGCACTGAAGGCGGCTTCCGCGAGTCAGGCAGCAACACCAACACCACCGGCAAGATCACGCTGAGCGGCGAAGACGACAGCATCCCAGTGTTCACCAAGGAAGCCGAATCTGACTGGTCCGAGATCGAACTGAAGCAAGCAGAGCTTGAGAATATCAACCTGCCAAGCCGGTTCTTTGAAGGTCACGCTGAACTGTACAACCGTGAAATTGACGACATCGGTTATCTGGGCCAGGTTCGCACTGACGGCAGCCAGAAGACCACGGGCCTGCTGAACTACTCCGGCTTCACCAGCAATAGCGCTGCAAAGACCGCCGCTGCATCAACTGGGCAAGAGCTGTATGACGAGATTGCCGAGCTGATTACCGCTCAATGGGCTGGCGTGCTGAACGTGGACAGCTACAAAGCTGACCGTGTGACTATGCCCGCGAGCGTTTACAACATCTGTTCAACCAAAATCCTGAACTCTGCCGGTTCTGAAATGTCCGTTCTTAGGGCGCTTCAGAGCAACTTCCCGACGGTCACTTTCGGCCTGACCACCAAGTCGGAAGATGTGGGTGGCGATTCGGTCACGGTAGCATTCAGTTCAAATCGCCGGGCGCTGCAATTCCGCCTTCCGGTTCCATTGAATGTTTCCAGCGTCGATCAGCGCGGCTTTAAGTATTATGTCGAGTCTTACTTCGGCGTGGCAGGTCTGGACGTTATTGAAGACGACGCAGTTCAGATTCTAACAGGGCTATAGGAGGTTGACCCATGGAAGAGTATGATTTTACAGATAAAGTTGAACCGAATAAGGCTGTACCGAAGAAGCCAAAGAAAGCGGACAAAGTTATCCGAAATATTTCCGGGGTACGCTTTAAAGTGTATGGCCGCATCGTTCAGCCTGGGGGCGAGTACACCCCGACCGCCGCCGACCTAAAAGACGAAAAAGGAGGCAAGCGGATCGAGAACGCAATTAAAAAAGGGTATCTGGAGCGAGGCTAGGCAATGGCGGTTTCAGCAGATTTCAAGATCAGATTTCCAGAGTTCGATCCGGCAACTGTCGATCAGTATATCCCGATTCTGGAACCTGTCTGGCCGTCTTATTGGGGCGGTGATTATGCTGCCCCCTGCGGACAGGAAATCGTGTTGAACTTGCTAGCTCACTTGATAACGATTGAGATTTCAGCGTGTAGCGAGAACGTAAAAACAGCGCAGTCAAAATCAGTCGGTAACGTGTCGATTTCTTATAGCCAGGGTTACGCTCCGACCAGTGAGCGTAATGCCTGGTTGAAGACGACAAAGTACGGGGCGCGCTACCTCTGGTTGACATCTCGAAACGCGGGAGGGTTTTTCGTATGACTCCTGAGCAAATGCTTAAAAACACCGGCGCTTATCTCAAAAACCTTGAGAAAGCAAAGCGCGGTCATGTTGCCGTCGGCCTTCCCGCCGAGGAGGTTGGCGGTACTGTTTACGATGATGGCCAAACCGTGGCTCAAGTCGGAGCGCAACATGAATTCGGTGCAGGCGTTCCCCGGAGGTCGTTCTTGCGCACGCCGTTTTCGGCCAAGAAAGATGAGCTAGAAACCGCTATCGCAAAACAGTTTGCAGACGTGTTCCAGCGCGGCAAGAAAACTGAGCAGGCGCTTGGCTTGATTGGCACCGTCGCTGTTAATATCAGCAAGGGTGCGTTCACAACGCGGGGATATGGCGAGTGGCCAGACATCAGCGCGGCGACGAAGGAAGATAAGGGTAGCAGCCAAGTGTTGATCGATACCGGCACTCTACGCAACTCGATTACCTACGTGGTGCGCGGGCTATGAGTATCCTCGACGTATCCGACGCGCTCACCGAATGGGAGCGGCCAACAATCATCAAGACTGTTACCGAGACAACGGTAGACTTTCAGCCGGTTGAGACGGTCACAGCGCGCACACAGAGCTGCGTTATCCAAGTTGCCGAAAAGGAAAAGCTGAATCCGGCAACTATCGACTGGTCGCTTGAGTATCTAATGATCCACAGCAAGTCAGCTATCGACATCGACGAACTGATCGAGTACGAAGGCATGGATTATATAGTGATCGAGCGCGGCCCTTGGCACGGGTACGGGTATACTGAGGTTGTTGCGGCGGAAACTAAGCGGCCATTGGTGGTGGTCACATGAACGAATCACTACGCTTAACGGCCCTATTTATCCGCGACCTGCTAGGATACAACGAGCAACTAATCCGCATCGGCCGTCAGAATTATGACATCACAGATTTTACCATCGGCTACATCGGAGTTGATTCCCTCGGCGCGTCCAGAAGACTGGCAAGCGGCGAGAAGTACGACGGCACCCTTGAGCAGATGACATACCAGCAACAATGGATGGCACCTGTCACGATCTCGTTTTACGGTACCGACGCGTGGGATACGGCAACAACCTTTGCCCTGTTGATTCAGTCACAGAAATCTCTCGAACTTCAGGAGTCATTGGGCATTGGTGTTTTCCAGGCGTCAGGGTTGACAGATGTTAAGATGCTCACCGGCCAGCAATACGGCGAGCGGCAAGAGCTGACGCTGAATGTACGATATGCAACGTCTGCGGATGTTGAAACACTACGGATCGACACAGCAGTAACCGAAATTACGATCTGAGCATAATCTGTGATAAGCTCGAAAAAAGAAATTGACCTATAAACCGAAGGTAAACCAATGAGCGTAAGTATTAAAAATGTCGTAAATGTCACCCTCTTGCAAGGCGGTGCCCTTGCAATGGCAGACAATCCGAACGTTGTCGCAATGATGACCAGCGAGCAACAAGGCCCGTTGTCATCCGCGAGCCGCTACCGTATTTATTCCGAGGCGGCAAGCGTGGCGGCTGATTTTGGAACAGCAAGTCAGGCGTATGATTTCGCACTGTCGTTTTTTGCCACTCAGCCGAATGCCACCAACGCCGGTGGATTTCTGGTTATGGGATATTGGCGTGGCGCTGATGAGGACGTGCCAGCAACCGCAGCCAGCCTGAACGGTGCTCAGTTGTCCGAGGCGACCGTGGTGAGCGCACTACAGCAGGTAGCAGACGGAACTCTTGATGTCTCAATTGACGGCGTAACCGAAAACCTGACGGCGTTGGACTTCCAGGCGACTACTACGCTGGATGAGATTGCGGTCGTTATCGACACGGCATTGACCGGCGGAACGGCAGCGGTGGTTGATCAGCGCATTGTCATTACTAGCGCGACCACCGGAGCGACAAGCCTGATTGCTTTCGCCACCGATCCCGGAACCGGTACTTTCATCGGCCAGACCTTGGCGCTGACTACCGGATCCGGCGGCTTCCTTACTCAGGGTGCGGCGGCTGAAACGCTTACAGCAGAAACCAAGCTGGCAGGAATCACAGAGCTTCGCAGCCAAGTTAAATTTCGGGGCGCAATGTTCATCGACAGCCCGACGGACGAAGAGTCTAAGGATTTGGCAGAATGGGGCCAGGCAAATGACGTGCTGCAATACGACGTATTCGAAAGCCCGGCAAACCTGCTGGTAGACCCAACCAACGTGGTCTGGGATATCAAACTTTCCGGCCTGACTAATTACAGGATGTTGTACAGCAAGGCGGGCAACCGCAAACTGGCGGCCTCCTACATGGCGCGGGTACATACCGTTAATTTTGCGGCTGAAAACTCGGCGCTGACAATGCACCTCAAAGAGCTCTCTGTTGCGGCGGAAGAATACACGCAGACGGAAGTCAACAACGCAAAGATGGTCGGACTTGATTTGTACACCACGATCAAACTTACACCGGCTATCTTGACCAGCGGGGCTAACGTCTTCACCGATGAGCGCTATAATCTCATTGCCCTTGTTGATTTTATCCAAGTCGATATGTACAACCTGCTCAAGCTGACAGGCACCAAGATTCCGCAAACACGGAGAGGCGTTAATCAACTGATCGACCAGGCCGAGAAAACAACCCGGCAGTTTGTCCGGGCAGGAGTAGCAGCCCCAGGAACATGGTCAAGCCCTGATCATTTCGGCAACCGCGAGACGTTCGAGCAGAGTATCATCAATAACGGCTTTTATTGGCTTGCTGGTTCGCTGGCCGATCAGGCGCAGAACTCACGAGAGGCGAGAGAAAGCCCAGTTTTGCAGGGAGCTGTAAAAATGGCGGGCGCTGTTCATTCCGTAGACATCATCGTCAACGTAAACCGTTAAGGAGCACGCATCATGGCAGGCATTGCATTAGCAGTAGACAGCACAACCGTTGTACTTAACGGCACGGCCATTGTCGATCTGGCAGAGGGGGATTACATAGTCCTGACCCCGGCCAACCCGGCTACGTCGCATATCAATAGCACCAACGGCGGGGTAAATATTAATGAGCGGTCAGATAGAGGTGTGTATGACCTGACTCTCCGTGTCCAGCGTTACAGCGATTCGGACGGTTTTCTAAACAACCTGCTCCGGCAATCACCGCCGGTCGTCGTGAATGGCAGCGTAAAAGAAAATTTTAACCGTGACGGCACCGACGGCGTGGAGTCTTGGAGCTTGGAGCTTGGCAGCGTAACGACTCAGCCGACAAGCACAAAATCAGGCACTGACGGCAACGCTGTTCAGGAGTACGTGATTCGATTCCGCAACGCATCCCGCAACCTATAAGGTGACAACATGACCGAAGAACCACAATCAGAAAGAACGCAAGCACTGGCGATGCTAAAGGCCGTCCACGATGATCAGTCGGCAACGCTCCCGAGCGGACGAGAATATAAGTTGACTAAGATGACGCATAAGCAGCGGCGTCGTGTCTTTGCGTTCTTCACCAAAAATCAACATGATATCCAGACCGGCGATTTTTCCTTTCTCGACTCGGCGGAGTTCGAGCCAGTCGAGAAGGTCATCATGGACACCGTGCTGTTTGAGGACGCACAGCTTAGTAAATCGCCGAACCACTGGGAAGAGTGCCCAGAAGATTACGTTATCTTTATTACCACCATGCTTGGAGCTATCAGCTACCCTTTTTTGAAAGGCAGCCTTGGCGCCTAACAGTTCCGGTCCCCCTGTCTGAACCGAGCCTTATTGCATACAGCAACTTGTCGAACGAAGTTATGATCGAACATGCCTTGGTTCGGTACGGCTACGGGACCCTGGATCAAGTCAGAGATATGGACACGGGAGACTTTCTGGATGCAGTTGAGTATCAAGAAATTACATCCGCGATTGAACAATACCGGATGGAACAAGCGCAGAGGGAGCGATAATGGCCGCAGTATCAGAAATCATCACAAAATTTTCGTTCCAAGGATCCACCAAGCCTCTCAAGGACTACAACAATAGCCTCGGCGAAAGCATCAAACTTCTCGGCGCGATGGGCGCAGCATTCGGTGCCGCCACCTTTGCGGTCGCTAAGTGGGCGTCTGGGGTTAG